TCATCATCGGCGAAAAGTTCATTTCGACAATGGCGGCAGGGTTACGTTCCGACCCTCACATGGTCGCCATCTGCCCCAACTATGACGGCCGAGAAACAGCCGAGCCGATTGTCCAGCTCCACGGGATCTGTGCTGATCGGTATGACGGCACAGGCGGCCTCTCCGGCTTCGCCTTTATGGTGAAGTCCGAATGGTTCCGAGAAGGCTGGCGTTTCCCCGAAGACTGCAAATGGTGGTTCGGAGACAACGACCTCGTTCTCTCTATCGACATGGCCGGCGCCTGGTATGCCATGGCAACCGAAACAAGTGTGGAACACATCGAAGGTGGTTCCAAGACCGGCAACTGGGAAAACCCGGAAATGCAGCAGCAACTAGCCCGAGACAAAGGCGCTTTCATGCGCCGCTGGGCAAAACACGGAATCGCTGTCCAGTGAATATTGCTCTGATGGTCATCACTGACGGCCGCTGGGACTATTTACGGCAAACCCTCCAATCCGCCGCCGAATGTCTCAACTATCCGTTTTCCCAGCGACTCCTTGTCGATGATTCGGGCGAGTCGGTTGGTTTCGCCCCTGACGGATTCGACGTTGTCCGCAACCTGCCCAGAAAAGGCTTGGCCGGAGCCATCGAAACCGGCTGGGACGCCCTCGACCCTGATATCGACTACGTCTTCCACCTCGAAGACGACTTTGTTTTCCCCGAACCGGTCGACATCCCATGGATGGTCGAATATTTGAAAGCCGACCCGTCACTGGCACAAATCGCACTTCACCGCCAGCCTTGGTCCCCTGAAGAACGTGAAGCCGGCAGCATCTACAACGTCGGCCCCGAACGATTCACCCAGCAAACCGGCTGGATCTCTCAACGCCACCTCTTCACCTTCAACCCCTGCCTCTACCCTGCCGGGATCACGAAATACACGGCCGGCCTCGAGGCCGAACTGACAGAAGCTCTCAAATCTGACGGCTGGCAGTTCGGATACGCCGGAAACCTTGACGACGAGCCACGCTGCCTCCACATAGGGGTCAGACGTTCGAAGGCTTACAGACTGTGAAGAAAAACGTACAAACTCTGAGGAGAGTGGTTGTCCTCTGTGCTGGCGGACATGGGCAAGACATCGCCGCCATCCTCAAATCGTCCGGCCAAAACTTTGTCGGCTACTTGGACGACCATGTCGACGGACCTTTTGTCCTCGGCCCCTGCATCGACGCCGAATTCTTCGACGGATACCTCATCGGCCACAACGACAGCCGAATCCGAGAGCAAATGGACAGGTCAGAAGGAGCGGCCACAGCCATCCACCCTTCAGCGGCCGTCCATTTGACCCTACAGGCCCTCCCGGGCGTTGTAATAGGCGCACACACCACCATCGGCCCCAAAACCCGTCTAGGGCGACACAGCCACGTCAACGGGAACGTCTTCATCACACGCGCCCAAATCGGCGATTTCGTCACCATCGGACCAGGGGCCACGATCTGCGGAGACGTCACCATCGGCGCCGGCTGTCAGATCGGAGCAGGAGCAGTCATCTCCAACCTCGCGACCCTCGGCCCTCGAGTAACAATCGGAGCCGGCACAGTCGTCCTACCCCGACAAGAACTTCCACCGAACTCGACATGGGTCGGAACACCCGCCAGGAGGATCAAATGAAACTTGTGGCCGTCACCATGGTTCGCGATGAAGAAGACATCATCGACTGGACAATCCAAAACCTCCTCGACCAAGGCGTCGACCATGTGATCGTCGCCGACAACATGAGCATCGACGACACCGGCTTCATCCTCCAAAACCTGAAACGAACCGGAAAAGTCACAGTCATCGAAGATCCCGAAGTCGGCTACTACCAAGACCAAAAAATGACTGCTTTAGCTCAAATGGCTCACACCGAATTCGGAGCCGACTGGATTCTCCCATTTGACGCCGACGAATACTGGTACTGGACCGGCGGCACCCTCAAAGAGTTCTTCACCCAAGCCGACGCCGACGTCATCACCGCCACCGGTTGGGACCACATCGCCACCGACGACGACGACCCCGCCGAACCCTCACCATTCCAAAGAATCCGACATCGCCGCCAATCACCCCAAAAAATGGGCAAAGTCGCTTTCCGCCATCACCCCGACGTTTGGATCGACTTCGGAAACCATTTCGTCTTCAATCATCCAGGCACCCCAGCAGTCGCCCTCAACTACCGCCACTTCCAGTACCGGTCCTTCGAACAGCTCGTCACCAAAGCCCGCAACGGAGCCGCCGCCTTCAACGCCACCAACCTCCACCCCACCTATGGGGCGCACTGGCGGCAACTCGGACAATTCGACGACGCCCAACTCTGGGCGCAATGGCGGAAACTCTGCGAAGAAACCGGCCTCATAGAAGACCCCGCCCCATGACCATCGCTGTCATCATCCCCACCTACAACCGACTCGAACTAACCCAAAACTGTCTCGCCTCCATCGCCAGACACGACCCGATCGACGAAATCATCATCGTCGACAACGGATCTACGGACGGTAGCTCACGCCTCGCCACCATTAACAACCCTGAAAACCTCGGGTTCGCTGTCGCCTGCAACCAGGGCGCACGATGGGCCACAGCCGACCACCTCATCTTCCTAAACAACGACACCATCGTCCACCCAAACTGGACATCGATGACCCGACACCTCGAGGAACCTGACGTCGGGATCGTCGGCCCCAAACTCATCTACCCCGACTGCCAAATCCAATCAGCCGGAGTTGCCGTCGACTTCAACCGGCCGGCAGGTCTGGAAGCCTGGAACCTCACCATTGACTGGTCATCCGACCCCATCGATGTCGACGCCATCACCGGAGCCTGCCTAGCCATTCGACGTAACACCTTCCACAGCCTCGGAGGCTTCGATGAGGGATACTGGAACGGCTATGAAGACGTCGACCTATGCTTAGCGGCCGTCGACGCCGGATTTCGTAACGTCTACGATCCACGCGCCACCGTCACTCACCTCGAGTCACAATCCGGTTCGGAACGCTGGTCTGCCGTAGCCGAAAACGTCACCCGCCTCCGAACAAAATGGAGTCCTACGAAATGACAATCACGAACGGCTACACCACCCTCAACGACTTCAAGGCTTACCTGTTCCCCTCGGCGAACTACGGCAACGCTGAAGACGTCCAAATGGAAGCCGCCATCGGAGTCGCCTCCCGCACCATCGACGCCTTCACCAACCGGCGCTTCTACCTCGACGCCTCTGTCTCCCCTCGCGTCTACTACGCCGACACTTACATCCGTTGTGTCGTCGACGACTTCTCAACCACAACCGGCCTCATCATTAAAACCGACACAGGCGACAACGGCACCTTCGACCAGACCTGGTCGACTGACGAATACATCCTCGAACCCCTGAACGCCACAATTGGCGGCATCTCCGGACAGCCCTACAACAGCATTCTCGCCACGATCCCCAAACTGTTTCCCGTGACCGGCCGGCGCCCAAGAATCCAAGTCACCGCCAAATGGGGATGGGCAGCGATCCCAGATTCCATCGCCCAAGCCTGCCTCATCCAATCCGCCCGCATTTACCGACGCGCGCAAACCCCCGAAGGTTTCTCAGCCGGCGAAGCATTCGGCGCCGTCCGAGTCTCCACCCGCCTCGACCCTGACGTCCAAATGATGATCTCGCCGTATCGACGGGCAGGCGGCCAAGGACTGGTCATCGGATGAACCTTGCATCAGTCAGAACAGGCATCACCAGCGCCCTAGAAAGCGTCAACAACCTTCGAATCTACGAGTGGATTCCTTCAACAATCCAGCCGCCGGCAGCTGTCGTATCCCTCGGGACCGGCAGCTACGACGCCGACCTCGACGACGGAATGATCGTGAACTATGGCGTCCTTGTCATGCTCACCAGAGCAGACGACCAACTCGGACAGCAACGCCTCGACGACTTCCTCGGACAAGGCACCGACTCAATCTTCCATGCGATCGACACCAACCCAACCCTTTCCGGCTCCTGTGATTCCGCACGCGTCACCTCCTGGAACAATCCAGGCACCTTCACCATTGGCGGCATCGAATACTTGGGCGTCGAAGTGAACCTCGAGGTTCTCGGCTAAGTGCGAATCCTGACAGTAGAACCCGGCCCCGAATTCTCTGTCGCAGACGTCCACAACGGGTGGCTCCGAGCGTTAAAACGCTCCGGCAATGAGATTCAAAACTTCAACCTCTCCGACCGAATCACCTTCACCGAAAACGCCATCCGAGGCAAAGTCCCCGAAACAGAAAAAGGACACATCGCCGCCAGAATGGTCGGCGAACAACTACGCGCCACCTGTTTCGACTTCTGGCCCGACCTCGTCATCATCACATCCGCTTTCCTCGTCCCACCCGAAACCTTCGACATCATCCGAAGCCGAGGAATCCGAATTGCTGTCGTCCTCACAGAATCCCCCTACGAAGACCCCTCACAGCAACCCATCGCCGCCAGAGCCGACGCCGCATTCATCAACGACCCCACCAACCTCGACAAGTTCCGGGAAACCCAACCGAACACCTGGTACATCCCCCAGGCATACGACCCCGAAATCCATTACCGCCAGCCAATAGCCGACGATCTCCGAGCCGACTTCGGATGGGTAGGAACCGCGTTCCCGTCCAGAATCGCTTTCTTTGAACAAGTCGACTGGACCGGAATCGAAGTCGCCTTCGCCGGAAACTGGCAGGCACTCGACGACAACTCGCCACTCCACCAGTTCCTAATCCACGACCAAGCCGGCTGTTTCCCAAACGAACACACCGTCGAGCTGTATTCCTCAGTCCACACTTCAGCGAACCTTTACCGCAAAGAAGGCGCCGCCGGCCACGACCAAGGATGGGCAATGGGTCCACGGGAAGTGGAACTAGCAGCAACCGGAACTTTCTTTCTCCGAGAATCCCGCCCCGAATCCGACCAGATTCTGTCCATGTTGCCGACGTTCGAAACACCCGAAGAGTTCGGAGAGAAACTACGATGGTGGCTGAACCATCCCACAGAACGGCAAACAGTCGCACTCGAGGCACGAAACGCAGTAGCCACCCGAACTTTCGACAATAATGTCCGGCATCTGCTGGAATGTGTAGCAGCTCTCCCGAGCATCCCGACGTGACCGGAGAACCCCAGACCCCACCAACTCCACAAGGAGAAACCAATGGCACGTCGCCACGGCCGTAACGGTCGCCTGTACCTCGGAATCGCTACATCAGCAGCGAGTCCTTCATCCGTCGCCTTCCTCAAGCAGTGGTCAGCGGAATTCGGCACCGACACACAAGAAGTCACCTCGTTTGGTGACACGAACAAGATTTACGTTTCGGGCCTTCCTGACGCTCAGGGCAGCTTCTCCGGCTACTTCGACGATGCGACCGCTCAGTCCTACACCGCCGCTGTCGATGGTGACGCCCGCAAGTTCTACTTGTACCCAGACATCACTAACGCCCCGAACGTCTACTGGTACGGAACCGGCTTCTTCGATTTCTCTCTCGATGCACCGGTCGACGGCCCCATCACCGTTTCGGGCAGCTGGCGCGCAGCCAGCACAGTTTCCAAGAACGGCTAGTGGCCTTACCGGCTGGGGTCTACATCAGCAATCTGGCCGAGGTTCGGAAGTATCTGCGAAAGATACATCCGGACCTCGTCCCGGTCCTACGCGAAGACCTCAAAGCCGCCATCATCGTCAACACCCTTCCCGCAATTATTC